GTAGGTAATAGCGGAGTAAATCAAATTGCTCAAACGTTAGGAAATCAGCAACCTGTTCAGGCGTATGTAGTTGCTAACAATGTAACAACTGCTCAAAGTTTAGATAGAAACATAGTTCAAAACGCAAGTTTAGGTTAAGGTTATATCCTTAAAATAAAAATAAAAATTAAGGTTATAGACTTAAAACAAAAAAGCCATCCGTTAAGGGTGGCTTTAATGATTAATAACTAAAAAATTTAAACTATGAAAAAACTCAAAGTACAAATATAACAAAAAATATTAATTGTTGTTTTTAAATAAAGAAAAAAATGAATTTAATCGAATTAATTATCGACGATAAAGACGAATTGAGCGGAGTAGATGCTATTTCAGTAGTAGAAACTCCTGCAATCGAGTCTAATTTCGTAGCGTTAAAGTCAGAAGAAATTAAACTTGCGGAAGTAAGTAATGAAAAACGTATTTTAATGGGTGCGGTTTTAATTCCTGAAAAGCCTATTTACAGACGCAATGGTGAAGATGAATACTACATATACTTTTCAAAAGATACCGTTAACAAAGCAAGTCAATTATTTTTTAAAAATGGTAATCAGAACAATTGGACTTTAGAACACGGAAAAGAAATCAAAGGCTTGACAGTTGTTGAAAGTTGGATCGTTGAAGATACGCAAAAAGATAAATCAGCAATTTATAATTTAAGCGTTCCGGTAGGTTCATGGATGGCTTCTGTAAAAGTTGAAGATGATGGTATTTGGAATGACTACGTAAAAACAGGTAAAGTAAAAGGATTTTCTTTAGAGGGTTATTTTGCTGACAAGTTAGAAGAAAAAAAGCAGTTAAGTAAACAACAAAATGATGATGATGTTTTAATTGAAAAAATAAAACAATTATTAAAATGATTACAATATTAAACACAGCCTATAAAGTGCAAGTTGATTTATTAGAAACTGAAACAGGTTTAAATATTGAGAATGGAACTCTTTTAGTAAATGACAATAAATTAAAAGCTCATTTGTCAAATGAAAGTGTAATTGTTTTCCCACCGCAATCCGATAAAATGGGGTTAGGTTGGGCGAGATATGATGATACACAATATACGAGTGCTTCGCCTTATTCTTTTGGAACATCGGCTTTTGTAGTTCCAAATAATAAAGGAAACGTAATTGACACGCATATACATTCAGATATTGAATATTACGCAAACAATAAAGTAAAAGCTGAAAATGATGGCGATGTATATATTATTACAATAGCATTTAAAGCAAAAATAAGTAACGCAAACGGATATTTAGATATTTATCTTGAGGGTGGAAACGGAACTCCTTACGATAGGGTTAGAGATACAATAACTTTTCCAAAAGGTAATAATGTTGAACACATATTCGCTAAAACATTTCAATATTATTCAGATGAAGATGTAGTAACAAATGGGTTATCTGTTAAAATTCATGCTTCTAATTCAGGGCAAATACACGATGTAATTTATTTTATTCAAAGAACACAAAACCATAAATATTAAATAAATGAGTACAAAAACAAAAAGTAAAACGAGTCCAAAGGGCGGTAAGCGTGGTTGTCTATGTGATGACAACACTTATAGTAAAGAATGTTGCAATGGTGATTTACAAAATCAAGGCATTGGTAAAACAAGCGGAGTTGATAACGTAACCATTACAGAAAATAACGGAGTAAGAGTAATAACAAGAGTAAACGGATAAACAATGACACCACAAGAAAAACAAGTATTCAGTAAATTATTTCCTAAAACCGAATTAGGTACGCATGAAATTGAATTGGCTTTAGTTGATGATATTAAAAAATCAGTTTTAATGGCTAAAGATTTAAAAGAAAAAATAGAAAGTAATTTTGCTTTAGCTAATGGTGGTTTAAGAGCGGTTGCTGATTTTGAAAAATTTTATAATAGTGCAGTTTCAAAAGCTAATGAATTAGGTGTTCCAATTCCTAAAGAATTAGATGGTTTAACTAAATTAGTTGATGATTACAAAACATTTTTTACTAAAATAAAATCAATATAATATTAAAGGGTAACTTAATTGTTACCCTTTTTTATGAATTTTTAATATGTTCTTTTAAATGTTTTATTAAACAATCTCTTTCTATAATTTCATCTAACATTTCTGAATTTTTTCTTTTTAAATTTTCAATTTCTATTTTAAAAGAAATTGATAAATATAAAATATAAATACACAATAATACAAATATAATATTATACATAATAATTTTTTAAGGTTATAAGTTTAAATTATTTTTAGAAATTAAGGACATACCCTTAAAACTTTTTTCTATTTCTTGAGGTGTAAAACCTGCTTCAATATGATATTCAATATATTCTTCTACTTTATCTTTTAAAAAATCTTGAATATTATCATATTTATGATATAAATTATTTTCAAATAAAAAATTTTGTTCATATTCTTTATATTTTCTTAAAAAATCTAAATACTCTTCACTTGGTTTTTTTTGTAACATTTTGTTTTAGTTCTTTAATTACTTCGTTTAAATCTTTATTTAATTCAACTTGAAATTTATATTTTTCAAATAATTCAACATCTTCTTTGCTTTCTTCTACACCTATTTGGTCAATAGCCATTTGTAGATTATTAAATAAATCTGCTCCCATTTCTTTGTAAATAATTGACATCAATTTTACAAAAGAATACATTTCAGATATTTCTTTTTTTGTTTTTAACATAATTTATTTTTTATCAAATATACAAATAAATTTCAAAAATACAACAACATTAAACAAACCTTGTTTTTAAATAAATATTATTAATATGTCAAACGTACTAACAGAAATCAAAAGGCTTTTAGGGATGCAAATCCAATTAGAGCAAATGACTTTAGACAATGGGACTGTTATCGAAGCGGAAATCTTCGAAGCAGGTCAGCCTGTGTTTATTGTTAATGGTGAAGATAGAGTTGCCTTGCCAATAGGTGAGTATATTCTTGATAACGGAATGATTTTAGTTGTTGCAGTTGAGGGTGAAATTGCTGAAATCAAAGAAGCTACACCTACACAAGAGGAAACTCCTGAAGTAGAAGTAGAAGTTGAACAAGCTGCTGAACCTACTGCACCTAAAAAGGTAATTGAATCAACAGTAAGAGAATCACACTTCTCAAAAGAAATTGAAGATTTAAAGGCTGAAATCGAATCTTTAAAAACAGAATTATCAAAACAAACGGAAGTTAAAGAAGTAGTTGAATTATCAGCTGAACCTTTAACACACAATCCCGATGCTAAACAAAACGTTGAAAAAATCCTTTTCTCTCAAGGTAGAGAAATGACAACTTTCGACAGAGTAATGAGTAAAATCGCAAATTAATTAAATAAAAAAAATGGCTACTACAACAAGTATCACAACAACCTATGCAGGTGAGTTTTCAAAGAAATACATATCTGCTGCATTATTATCGGCTACTACTATTGAAAATGGTGGAATCGAAGTAATGCCAAACGTAAAGTATAAATCAGTTATCAATAGAATTGCTACAGATGCAATTGTAAAAGATGCTACTTGTGCTTTTGATCCTACTTCAACTGTAACAATTACAGAAAGAGTAATCACTCCTGAGGAGTTTCAAGTTAACCTTGAATTATGTAAAAAAGATTTCAGAAGTACATGGCAATCGATTGAAATGGGAATGTCTGCTTTTGACACTTTACCAAAATCATTTGCTGATTTCTTAATCGGACACGTTGCAGCTAAAGTAGCTGAAAAAATGGAAACTAACATTTGGAGAGGTGCAACTGCAAATACAGGAGAATTTAACGGATTCGTTCCTTTAGCAACTGCTGATTCAACTGTAATCGATGTAGTAGGTACTACAATTACTGCTGCAAATGTTATCACAGAATTAGGAAAAGTAGTTGACGCTATTCCTGCTGCACTTTACGGAAAAGAAGATTTATATATCTACGTTTCTCAAAATGTTGCTCGTGCATACGTTCGTGCTTTAGGTGGCTTCGGAGCGTCAGGTTTAGGAGCAAACGGAACTAACGCAATGGGTACACAATGGTTTAACAATGGTTCATTATCTTTTGATGGTGTTAAAATCTTTGTTGCAAACGGATTAGCTTCTAACTATATGATGGCTGCTCAAAAATCAAACTTATACTTTGGTACAGGTTTATTATCAGACCAAAACGAAGTAAGAGTAATTGACCAAGCAGAAGTAACGGGAGCGCAAACAGTAAATGTAATTATGAGATTTACTGCAGCGGTTCAATATGGTATCGGTTCTGAAATCGTATTATATACTCCAGCGTAATTAATTAAATATTAACTTAAAAAGGTGGTGCAATAAACACCGCCTTTTTTTATAAAACATAAATATATGGCTTGTGATTTATCATTAGGAAGATTAGAAGTTTGTAAGGATTCAGTAGGTGGTTTAAAAAACGTTTACTTCGTTAATTACGGAGATGCAACGGGATACACTTACGACGCTACAAATACAGATGTTATCGATGCGGTAGCAGGTACTCCAACTGCTTACAAATATGAGTTAAAAGGTGCAAGTACCTTTACTCAAAATATTAATAGTTCACGTGAAAACGGAACTACATTTTACGAACAAGTTTTAGAATTAACTTTTAAGAAATTAACAGTTAAAGACCATAAAGAATTAAAACTTATGGCTTATGGAAGACCGCAAGTTATCGTAGAAGATAACAACGGAAACTTCTTTTACGCAGGTTTAAAACACGGATGCGAGGTTACAGGTGGTACAATTGTTACGGGGGCAGCAATGGGTGACTTAAGCGGTTATACATTAACGCTTACAGGTCAAGAACAAGTACCTGCTAACTTTATCGGTGACACTTTAACGGCTGCAGGATTTACAGTAGTTTCAGGTTCTTAATTTTTCATAGTTTTGAATTTAAAAAGCGTATCTTAATCGGTACGCTTTTTTTATTTTAACAGAAATGTTAAATTCTTGTTTTTACTAAAATAAGTAATATGATTATTTTAAGAGAGCAAGAAACCGCACAAACATTAAACGCTATTATCTATGGTAGTAGTGCGGATACTATTGTTTTGCGTGATGAAGAAACAAATATAGAGACTGAAATTGAAGCAGTTTTTTCAATTGATAAATATTTTGTTACTACTTCTGTTATTTTTCCAATTAAAGAAAGTAAATATTATACTCTAACAATTAAAGATTCAACAAGGAACGATGATATAGTTTATAGAGATAAGATATTTTGTACTAATCAAAATTTACAAACGTATAGTAT